ATGGGCAAAGCCAAGGCATCGTCAGGGGGCAACCGGTTCAACGCCGGGACTCGTAAAAGCTTTCTTGGGCATTTGGCCCGGACCGCCAATGTGTCCGCCTCAGCGCGGGTTGTAGGGATCAGCAGCGACGCGGTATATGCGGCACGTCGTCGCCTGCCCGAATTTCGTGCCGAATGGAGCGAGGCACTGGCCGAGGGCTATGTCCGGTTGGAGACGGAATTGCTCGCCGAGGCATTGCAGCGCGCCAGCAGCAAGACGCCGGACACGCTGCTGAAAGCAAAAGCGCAAAAACAGAGGTTGCAACTGGGCTTGCTGAACGCGCATCGTGGTTCGGCAAAAGGCAACGGCAAGCCCGCCTCAGTAGCGCGACAGCCGACCGATCTTCCGACATTGAAAGCCCAGCTGATCCTGAGGCTGACGCAGATGCGTGAACGCGCCGGTCTTCCGTTGGGCCGGGCGCCCGATCCCGACAATGAGCACGACAATGGGTGAGATGACCGCGCAGTCGCTGCTGGCGATGCCACATGACAAAATGGTTGCCAGCATCACCAGCTGGAGCAAGGCGAAATTTGCGAGGAGCGAGAGCTGGCGGTTTTGGCAGCGTGACGACCAGAACGAGCCGGATCAGGACTGGCGCATATGGCTGGTGATGGCGGGACGCGGTTATGGCAAGACGAGAATGGGTGCCGAATGGGTTAGCAGACTTGCTGCAACGAATCCTGGCGCGCGATTTGCGCTGATCGGTGCTACACAAAGCGAGGCACGGCAGGTTATGGTAGAGGGCGAAAGCGGTCTTTTGTCGCTGCCCTTTGCTGAACGCCCCGAATGGGAACCCAGCCTGAGGCGTCTGACCTGGCAAAATGGTGCGGTTGCAACGCTCTATTCGGCGGCGGAGCCGGAAAGCCTGCGCGGGCCGCAGCATCATTTTGCCTGGGCGGACGAAATAGCCAAATGGTCATGCGGTGTGGCGGCGTGGGACAATTTGATGCTCGGCCTCCGGCTGGGCGATGCGCCAAAAGTGATGGCGACCACCACGCCGCGCCCGGTCCCGTTGCTGCGCCGACTGGTCGGGGAAGCCGGCGTGGCGACCACCAAAGGACGAACGGTCGACAACCGGATGAATCTTCCGGGGGAATATATTGAAGGCGTCAAAGCCGTGTATGATGGTACAAGATGGGGCCGTCAGGAACTGGATGGCGAGTTGATCGAGGATGCAGCGGGTGCGCTGTGGTCGCGCGACTTGCTGGAACGGCAACGTGCGAAGGCAGCGCCGGAACTGAAAAGAGTCGTCATTGGCGTCGATCCGCCAGTGTCCGATCATGGCGATGCCTGCGGGATAGTCGCGGCCGGGCTTGGCACAGATGGCCGGGCCTATGTCCTCGCCGATCACAGCGTATCGTGCGCGTCGCCCGAAAGCTGGGCGCGTGCTGTGGCGGGCGCGGCTGAGGCATGGAATGCCGACCGCGTGGTCGCCGAGGATAATCAGGGCGGCGCGATGGTCGAGAGTACCCTGCGCGCGGCGGACCTGGCGATGCCGGTCAAGCGCGTCCACGCCAGCCGAGGCAAATCGGCACGAGCCGAGCCGGTGGCGGCTCTTTATGAGGCGGGGCGCGCCTTTCATGTCGGGGCTTTCCCCGCGCTGGAGGACCAGATGTGCGGCCTCATTTCCGGCGGCGGTTATGAAGGGCCGGGACGCTCGCCCGACCGGGCCGATGCGCTGGTCTGGGCAATGACGGAATTGATGCTGGGGCGGGCGGTGCGAGTGCCGCGGGTGAGTGTGTTGTGAGATTGCCCCCTCTCCCCTTGCGGGAGAGGGCAACGAGACTTGCGAGCTCGCTCGCTAGTCGCAGTGGGTGAGGGGTATTCCGACGTCGAACCCCCTCACCAACGTCGCCTAAGCAGCAAGCTGCTAAGGCTTTGGTATCCTCTCCCGCAAGGGGAGAGGGGAAAGTGGAAAACAATGAAAATCTTCGGTTGGAAATCAACCGGGCGTGGCTTGCTGCGTCCGGCCAAAGCACGTGTGCAGCAGGATCGGCTGACCGGCATTCGTACCTATGGCGCGGGGTCGCTCGGGGAGTGGCCGCGGTCTTATGAGCAGCAGCTGCGCGAGCTGTATCTCAACAATGCGATTGCGCAGCGCGCGGTGCGGCTGGTCGCAGAAGGGCTGGCCTCGGTGCCGCTTACATCGTCCGAGCCGCAAGCGCTGGCACTGGTCAAGGCAACCTCGGCGGGGCAAGCGCTGATTGAAACAGTGGCGGCGCATCTGCTGCTCAACGGCAATGGCTATATCGAGATATTGTCGGGCATGGACGGACGGCCTGCCGAGCTGTTCGCGCTGCGGCCCGAACGGGTTACGGTTGAGGCCGACCATCGCGGCTGGCCGGTTGCCTATGTCTACAAGGCGGGCGAGGTCGCGACGCGGCTCCCCGCCGAGGGGATCGTCCACATCCGCTCCATGCATCCGCTCGACGACCATTATGGGCTTGGTTGTCTTGGCGCGGCGTCGGGGGCGGTTGCGATCCACAATGCGGCGACAAAATGGAACAAGGCTCTGCTCGACAATGCTGCGCGGCCTTCGGGAGCGCTGGTCTATGACGGCGCGGAGGCGGGCACGCTGACGGGCGAGCAATATGCGACGCTGAAGGAAGAATTGGCGGCGGCGTTTCAGGGCGCGGGCAATGCGGGGCGGCCTATGCTGCTTGAAGGCGGATTGAAGTGGCAGGCGATGGCGCTGACCCCGGCAGAGATGGATTTTGCCGGGCTCAAAGAGGCGGCTGCGCGCGAAATTGCGCTGGCTTTCGGGGTGCCGCCGGTGCTGCTCGGGCTGCCTGGCGACGCGACCTATGCCAATTATCGCGAGGCGAACCGCGCGCTATGGAGCCAGACAATATTGCCGCTGGTCAGAAAGATTCTGGGTGCGATTGCGGAAGGGCTGCGGCCTTGGTTCGACGGTCTGGAACTAGACATAGACATGGATGCCATTCCCGCGCTGGCAGAAGACCGCGAGCGATTGTGGGCACAGGTGGGGGCGGCGGATTTCCTGACGGCGGAGGAGAAAAGGGCGGCGGTTGGGGTGCTCCCCGCTTTGCTACATACGGACGTCAAGAAAAAAACCGGTACGATTGAATTCAAATATAACCCTTGGCACGACACTGAAAATGGTCGCTTTACCTTCGAAGGCCAGGGACAGCGATTTGCCGGCGGCGGTTTCGGCGGGGGTGGCGCTTCGGGAAGCTGGCCAAAACCCAAATCTTCGCCAAAACCGAAAAGCAGCGGTGGATTTGGTGGGGGGCAGTCCGGCGGTGGCGGTGCAAGCGGGTCATGGGGTGACTCAAGGCCCACTGCTCCGAATGCCACGCCATTGGCGAAGCAGCCGACCAAACCGTTAGCGAAGTCCATCGTCAAGCCTGTTCAGCCGTCGGTGAATGTCGTCCGGCCAGCAGTGCCCAAGCCGATTGCCGCAACAGTCGAGCGACCTGCAACAACCATTCGCAAGTTTACAGCGGGCGGGTATCATTTCGAAACAGATGACCAGGACCGGACGGTGCGGGCATATGGCGAACTCCGCTTGCAGCCCGATCAGCCACGGTCAAGATCGGCGCAGGACAATGCGGGAAAGCCGGACCGTGAACCCAAGGACCATGGCGGTCACTATATCGCCCGCGAATTCGGCGGGCCGGAGATCAGCTATAATCATTTCGCGCAAAACGCCCGCTTCAATGTCAGCGGCTATCGCAAGATTGAAAATGAATGGAAAAAGGCGCTGAAAGAAGGGAAGCGAGTAAAAGTCGATATTCGTGCCGTTTACGACGGAAGTTCGCGACGCCCGGATCGGATCATTGTATTTTCAAATGCTGGTGGCCTTCGTCAAATTCGACGTTTACCCAACAACAAATAGGAGGTTTGGCATGACAGCCGAGGAAATGGGTGATCTGCTCAATCAAATAGGGCAGCAAGTAACAAATATTCTGGGTAAAGTCCCCAATGATGTTTTCGTGTTCATCGAAGCTGCAGACCAAATGAGCGGTGGCGCAATTTTCGAGAATCTGCCAGAACAAGTCGTATATCATGACTTTGGGCATGAAACTCATGACACCATATTGGAATTATGGGAGGCTGCCGCGCCGGACAAAAAATGGTCGATGCTGCTTTACGATATCAAAGATGGTAAGTTCAGTGCAGACTTCTTGTATACCGACGATCTTGAGGGTGAATGGTACGCTCTCGACTATCGGGAGGACGCTTTAAGAGCCCGTTATGGCGATAAGCCGGTCATATATCCGCCGATGGATGACGGCGACTGGCATGAGGTGACCGAAGAGGATCTGTCCGAAGATCCGCCTGCGGCCTAACCCGCCTCGCATTTCCAGCGCGAGTAATTCCACTGGCCGCCAATGTCGTCGCAGCTGCTGATGCCCTCATGCTGAAGCAGCCAGTATCCGCCTGCCACCAGCAGGACGATGCACAAGATCATGAAAATCCATCGGCCCATGTCGGCCACATAACCGAATATTCCATCGAGTTATAGACAGGAAATCGAACATGCCGGAACAGAATATGCAGGCGCTGCTGGAGCGCGCCTCGGAAACGGGTGCGCGCCGTGCGCTGGCGCGGCTGGGGCTGGATGACCCCAGCGCCGCCAAGGATATGACCGAGCTGCGCGAATTGCTCTCGGCCTGGCGCGATGCCAAGCGGTCGGCGCGCAAGGCGGCGATTGGCTGGATCGTGCGGATGGGGCTGGCGCTGCTGCTGATCGGGCTGGCGGTGAAGCTCGGGCTGCCGGGGCTGGTGGTGCAATGAGGATGGCGGGCTATGCAGCCATTTTCGATGCGCCCGACCATGGCGGCGATATCGTGCGAAAGGGCGCTTTTGCACGCGCGGCCAAGGCGGGGCTGCCGCTCCTGTGGCAGCATGATACGAGCCGCCGGATCGGCTATGTGGAGAGCCTGAAAGAGGATGAGCGGGGGTTGCGCGTGATCGCGCAGATCGATGACGATGCGGCCCCAGTGCGCGCGGGCGCGGGTCTGTCTTTTGGCTACAAAATCCGGGGTATGGCAAATCGAACATATCGTGAACTTACCGATCTCGACCTTATTGAGGTGAGCGTGGTCACGCACCCGATGCAGCCGCTCGCGCGGGTGCTGGCGGTGGAAAATGCTCCCCTCCCGTAAACGGGAGGGGAATTTCAACGAAGGAGTAGAATATGGATTATGAAACCAAAGCCGATCCGCTCGACGCGGTGTTTGAAGAGGCGGTGCCGGCCGTCGCGGTGACGCGGCCCGTGCTGTCGGGCGCGCGGATGGCCGATCCGGCCAAGGCAGCCTTTGTCGAGGGCTATTTGCGGCGTGGCAGCGAGGTTGAGCTGAAAAGCTTTTCGGGCGCGGTGGCGGCGGATGGCGGCTACGCGGTGCCAAAGGAAATCGATGAAATCATCGACGCGACGCTGAAGGGAATTTCCCCGATCCGCGCCATTGCCAATGTGGTGCGCGTGGGGTCTGCAGGCTATCGCAAGCTGGTGACGCAGAACGGCGTAACCTCCGGCTGGGCATCCGAAACCGCAACCCGCCCCGAAACCGCGACGCCGACATTTAATGAAATCGTGCCGAGCTTTGGCGAGCTATATGCCAATCCGGCGGCAACGCAGGCGATGCTCGATGATGCGGCCTTTGATGTCGAGGCCTGGCTGGCGGGCGAAATCGCGACCGAATTTGCCAAGGCCGAGGGTGCCGCTTTTGTGAACGGCAATGGTACCAACAAGCCGCGCGGATTTTTGCAGGCGCCTACTGCGGTGACTGGCGACGCGACGCGGCCCTTCGGCACGCTGCAATATGTTGCCTCGGGTGCGGCGGGTGCCTTTGTCGCGTCGAACCCGCAAGACAAGCTGGTCGAGCTGGTGCATTCGCTGCGCGCGCCTTATCGCCAAGGCGCAAGCTGGGTGATGAACGCATCCACGCTGGCGACGATCCGCAAGTTCAAGACCAGCGACGGCGCCTTCATCTGGCAGCCGGCGATGGCGGCGGGACAGCCCGATACGCTGCTCGGCTATCCGGTGGTCGAGGCCGAGGACATGCCGGACATTGCGGCCAACAGCCTGTCGATTGCTTTCGGCAATTTCAAGGCGGGTTACCTGATTGCAGAGCGCACAGAGACCAACATCCTGCGCGATCCTTATTCGAACAAGCCCTATGTCCACTTCTACGCGACCAAGCGGCTTGGCGGAGCGGTGACCAATTCGGAAGCGATCAAGGTGATGAAGTTCGCTGCGAGCTAGTCACGTAGCTACATCCAATACCCGTCATGCTGAACTTGGTTCAGCATCCATCACGCCTTTCGAGATTGGATCTTGCTGCACGATGGACCCTGAAACAAGTTCAGGGTGACGGGGAGTTTTGCAACTGAGTTCGAGGCGAAAGAAATGACCCCCTACATCTTCCAACGTGGCGAAACGATTTCGCTGGCGCTCGATGCCGTGACCGGTGACCCCCTTTCGGTCACGGCGATCAGCGCGAGTATGAAGGCGGTGGCCCCGGGACGGACCAGCATAAGTGCTGGGACGTCGGTTGCTGCCGCCTTCAATATCGCACCGCGCGCCGCCCAGGGCGATATTCCGCCGGGCTGGAACCTAACCATCGAAGCGGCGAGCTCTGCGGCATTGCAGGCGGGCAGCTATCTGGCCGACGCGAGGCTGGAGATTGGTGGCGGCGTCGTCATTACCGAAAGTGTCGCGATTGCCATCCGTGAAAGCGTTTCGGCATGACGATGCTGTTGCAATGGAGGCAATCGCCACCGCCACTCACGCTGCGCTGGCGCGGTCCCGATGGCGGGATCGCGCCGGTTGCGGCGGCTTCTTCGCCTCTGGCTATTCCGACACTTATCGGACCGCCTGGAGCGCAGGGGCCTGCGGGACCGGAGGGGCCGGTTGCCGAGGTCATTGACGGTGGGACGTTTAACTAGACCATTTTTGGTTCACGCAGAGGCGCAGAGGGCGCGGAGACTTCGGCGTCATCCCCGCCTTCGCGGGGATGACGTACTCTGTCATTGCGTCCTCTGCGCCTCTGCGTGAAAATTTTATGAGGACATGGATATGCCCAGAATTCAACTCAAACGCGGCCTCAAGGCCAATCTTCCTTCGGCATCGATGCTGGCGGGGGAAGCGCATTTCACGACAGACCGTGGTACGTTGCATGTCGCGACCGGAGCCGCAACCCGGCTGCCTGTCGTGCCGCCGATTGACGACCTGACCACAATTGCTGCTGTCGACGGCGCGGCGGATTTCCTGATACTGCACGACGCGTCGGCAAGCGGGCAGAAAGAGGGGAAGATCACCGTCAATGCCTTTAAGACGGCGCTGAATATCCCCGCGTCCGATCTGGATGAAAAAGCGGCCATCGTGGCTGGAGGCACATCCGGTTATATTTGGGGAACAAATGGAACCGATGGGGTTATTCGGTTAAACACATCGATGGCATGGACCAAGGATGCGGGCAATGCTTTTGTTACGCTTGCGGTCGGCGATGTGGACTGTGGAACCTTCTGATGCCAAGCATCGCGCACAAACGCGGAACGCGCGCGCAGATTGACACAGCCGCGACGGCCAATGGCTTAAAGGCGGGGGAGGTTTACCTTATCAGCGATGAAGCGCGATTGACTGTCGGGACAGCGCCGAACTCACATCAGCCGCTTGCCAAGGAAGGCGAGGGCGGCGGTGCGGACCCATGGACCTGGCAGAAACTGGGTGCTGATGTTGCCAATAGCACAACAACATTCGCCGCAGTGACGGGACTTTCTTTTGTAGCAGCCGCCAACACCAGCTATCTGGTTGAGGTTGTCGGCGCGTTTCAGTCGGCGGCGACCACAACGGGTATTGCTCTGGCGCTCGACATACCATCGGGGTCGGTTGTGGGGCAGGCGCTGGCCAATATCTCGGCGACCGCCATCGGCTCGACTGAACAGAATGCCGACAATGTCACGACAGGCGCCACATCCGGCGTACGCGTTGCAAGCACCAACGTTCCTGTAACGGCCCGTTTCGTGGTGGCAGTCGGTGCTACTGGCGGCGCAGTTCAATTGCAGGTCCGCAGCGAAATCGCTGGATCTGCCGTCACGATGAAAGCCGGTCTGACCGCAATGGGTCGGCGCATAATCTAAATTAGGAAATCCATATGTTGAGCCTTGATCCGCTCAGCCTCGACAGCGACATGCTGGACGAGGCGCGAGCCTATTTGCATGTCGACTTGGTTGATGAAGACCCGTCATTGGCTTCCTGCCTTCTTGCTGCAGTTAGCCATGCCGAGCAGTTTACCGGGCAGGTCATCTTTCGCCGCTCCACCAGGGAGATATTGACTGCGGGATCCGGTTGGCAAGTGCTGCAGGCCGTCCCGGTGCAATCGGTCAGCGGCGTTACCGGCATTCCGGCGGAGGGCGCCATGTTTGCGCTGGCCTCCGACCGCTGGGAGGCGAAAATCGGATCGCGCGGCGAACCATATATTCGCATTGTCGAGCCCGGCAGCGCGGGGCGGGTCGAGGTGGCCGCGATTGCGGGTCTGGCAACCGCTTGGGCGATATTGCCAGAATCGCTGCGGCTCGGACTGCTTCGGCTGACCGCGCATTTTCATGCCCATCGCGATACCGCCGGTGATGCCGGGCCTCCCGCAGCTGCGCTGGCGCTTTTGCTGCCCTGGCGGCGGATGAGGTTGGGGCAGCTTCCAGCATTACGTCAATAGTAATCGTCGCCCCAGCCTGCGCTGAGGCGACGGTTCCTAATGGGAAGGAACCGAGAGAATGACAGAATTTGCGGGCACCCTGCGGGAGCGGGTGGTTCTTGAAACACGCCTGAATGACCGCGACAGCCGTGCAGGTGCGACCGGCCGCTACAGCTATGATGGCATGGCATGGGCAGCAGTTTCGCCCCTTATGCCGGGTGGCATTGCCGCCGCTGATGCCCTCTCGGCAACGCCACGCTGGCAGGTCACGATTCGCAAGCGCGAGGGCGTGGGCATGCGCACCCGGCTGACGTGGAGGGGCAAATATCTCGCCGTGCGTGCTTTGGTGAGCGATCCGCGCGAACCCGCGCGGATGGTGCTGACCTGTGAAGAGGTTCGGTAGCTACTCGCCCTCTCTCCTTCATCGGAGAAGGGCTGTGCTGCCGGAGAACTCCGAACCCCTCTCCAACTTCGCCTAGCCGCTGAAGCGGCAAGGCTACGTATCCTCTCCCCTGAAGGAGGGAGGGAAGGGATAACATGCTCGAAACACTAACCCCCGCCGCCGACCGGCGCGCCGCCAAAGCCGTTCAGCGCCAAATCGACCAGCTGGCCAAAGCTGCTACCCCGCCGGGCGTGAGAGTCGAGGCCAACGACACAGGTGTGGTTTTGACCGGCAAGCGCCTCAGACGGCGAATAATCGATGATCCACAGCTAAGGAATTTTGGACGATGAGCAGCGCAAGTCACATGTTGCAGGAAGCAGCCGTATCGGCCCTGCAAGTGCATCCGGTGCTAGCCACGGAATTGGCGGGAATTTTCGACGGCCCACCGCCGCGGGCGGCCTTCCCCTATATTTCCATAGCGGACGCTTTTGAGACCGATTGGAGCACCAAGACTGAACAGGGCCGCGAAATCCGGTTGGCGCTGACAATATGGGACGATGGCGACGAAGCATCTCGCCTGACCAGCCTGAAGACGCATGTCGAGGATGCGATAGCGGCGATGCCACGCGATCTGCCGGGTTGGAGGATTGCGAGCCTCGTGTTCCTGCGGTCGATAATATCCCGCGATCCCGTCGGACCGTGGGCAGCGTTGGTCGAGCATCGCGTAAGGATGCTGCGCCAATAACGCTCACGCCATGGGATAATCCTTCTTCTTGCGCTCTTCAGCGGACTTGCATCCCGGCATCAAAACCGCCGGACCTTTTGATCGCGATTTGCCTTTGGGCAGGATTCCATGTCCGGGCGCAATATTGTCCGGCTCCACTATTTTCGACACGAGTAATGCCTGCGCCTTGGCATCGGCAGACCAACCGAAGGGCGCAATTACCGGCACCGGATCAACGGCTACATGTTCAACCAATATCCGTCCTGCAGGGCAGGGCGGTTCCGCATTTTGGTGCGGCGCGGCAGTGGCCGTCGCTGCGGCCCAAATCATTATCAACATGGCGACCTCTCTCTCCCAACGAGTCGTCCAGTAAGGAGACCATATCCATGCCAGCAGAAAAGGGAAGCGCCTTCCTGTTAAAGGTCGGCGACGGCGCAGTGACGCCCGTCTACTCGACGGTCGCGGGGCTCAGAACCACGCAATTGTCGATCAATGGCGATCCGGTGGTGATTACCAACAAGGGCAGTGGCGCGTGGCGCGAGCTGCTTTCGGGAGCGGGTGTGCGCTCGGTTTCGGTGTCTGGCGCAGGCGTGTTCACCGGGTCCACCGCCGAAACGCGGATCAAGAATAATGCGTTGTCGGGCGTGCTCGATGATTATGAGCTGAGCTTTGAAAGTGGCGAGCGGCTGCGGGGCAAGTTCCTCGTCGCGCGGCTTGATTATGCCGGGGATTTCAATGGGGAGCGGTCATACACACTCGCGCTGGAAAGTTCCGGCCAGGTCGTCTCGCTATGAGCCGTGCGGCGATATCGGTGCGGGGCGAAGCATCATTGCCGTACAAAAATGCTGCACTTTTGCTGCGCCCCACTTTTGCAGCATTGGCGGCGGCGGAGGAAGAGTTGGGGCCGCTGTTCATGCTGATCGAGCGTGCAGCCGATGGGCAGTTGAAATTGTCCGAAATGGCGGCGTTGTTCTGGCATTGCCGTTTCGATGCGCCCGCCGATCTGACGCGCGCAGCCTTTGGCGAGGCATTGGCAGAAGCGGGGCTGGCTGCGGCTACACCAGCGCTGAAGATATTGCTCGGCCAGATATTGGGTGGGCGGTGACCTTTGCTGGGAGCGCGGTGGCGCTCTGCGGCCATTGCGCGGTTCTGCTCGGCTGGCGACCGAATGAGTTTTGGAACGCCACACCAGCCGAACTCGCCTGCGTCATCAAAGCGCTGACCGCGCAAGCTGAAATGCCACCGGAAACCGACGACATAAGCAAATTGATGGAGATGTTCCCAGATGGATGAGGAAATCGAAAGGCTGATCGTTTCGGTCAGGGCCGACACGCGCGCATTTGCCAGCGACGTTGCGACGATGCGGGCGGAACTGGACGGACCATTTGCATCAGGGCTGGAGCGGGCGGGCTCGGCGCTGGAACGAGGATTAGCGGGTGCAATCCAGCGGGGCAAATTCGGCTTTGACGATCTGCGGCGCGTCGCGCTGTCCGTGCTTTCCGAAATCGCTTCTGCGGCAATCCGTTCCGGCCTTGATAATCTGGGCGGCGGTGCGGTTGGCGGGGGTGGGCTACTTGGTTCGCTCGGCGCCTTGCTGGGCGGCGTGTTGGGCGCACCGGGAAGGGCAACAGGAGGACCAGTTTCACCCGGTCGCGCCTACCGCGTGGGCGAACGCGGGCCGGAGCTTTTTGTGCCGACCAGCAGCGGCCGGATCGAAACGGGCGGTTCGGCGACGGGCCCTGCCAACATCCGCCTGACCATTAACGTCTCGGACAATGGGCGCGGTAGTGGACCCGAGGCACTGCAACGCTCGTCACGCCATGTCGCGCGCGCGGTCCGTCGGGCGTTGGGTGAACGATAAAAAAGGAACAGGGTAATGGCCTACTGGCTTTGCGAAAAGCGACGGCGGCAGAAATCGGTGCCGCTTATGCGCTTCGATCCGCGTTTCTGGACGGTCAACTTTCCGCGCCCGATGATGGCATCGGTGGTGACGACCGGTCCGGAATCGCTGCGTGCAGATGCGGTATTCTACCGGACCGATGACCTTGCCGGTCTGATCTGGGAGAGCGAGGACAAATGGGACCATCCTTTGCTCGCTTATGAAACCAACCGCGATTACCGTCGGCTGACGGTCAGTTTTCGCTGGCGGTCGCAGGGTATCATGCCGTTGGACGCGGTCAACGGCCCGACGCTCACGATTGCGGGACGCGATGCAGGCGGCCAGCCCCAAAGCTGGTATGTGCGGCTTTGGAACTATGCAAGCGGCACACCTGAGGATGCGCTTGTTACACTGAAATTCAGCGAACTCGATGGCGGATTTCTGCTGCCGGGTGAGGCCGACCCGGTCTATGCGGGCGATATCGACCAGATGTTCATTTCGCTGGTGCCGCCGGGATATAGCGGCAGTCCCGGCAATCTGGCTGTAGCAGCGGAAGGCTGGGTGGAACTGAACGAGATACGCTGCGATGGCGGTGGTGTGATGCTCGATACCGGCGACGTGATGGTGCCGGAGCATGACCTGAAAATGGCCACTGGTTATGACGACGGATATAATCTGACACCGGAACGGATAGTGCGGCAGATACACGCGCTGGGCTATCGCGATAGCATCAACCATTATGTTGGGATGAGCCATTATTTCCGGCTCGAACCGTTGGGCGACGGCCATTATGTGAGCCTGTCCGGCGGTGCGCTCAACACGCCCTGCCGCGAATGGCACCGTAACTTCGCATCGCGCGCAAAGCTATTGGGCTTCAACCTGATATTCTCGCTGAGTTACGAGCTCTTCGACGCTCATTGCTGGAATGACTGGAAGCAGCGTGCTGAAAATGGCGATCCAGCGCTAACCGGCTGGGTGCCGCCGTCGACCCTGCTATCGCCTGCAAATGCAGCGGCGATGGGCTATCTGCAGGCGGTCGCGCGAGCCTTTGTCTTCATTCAGAAAGAGGCAGGCGTGCCGGTCAAATTCCAGATTGGCGAGCCGTGGTGGTGGATCATGCCGGACGGCAGAATCTGCCTCTACGATGCCGCGGCGACTGCCGCTTTTGGGCCCCTATCGGTGAGCATATCCGACATCAGGGGCCCGAAAACGGCAGCACAAAATGCGCTGCTAGATCGGGCAGGGGAGCTGCTCGCCCAATCCACTGCGTCAATTTTCGCTGCCGCAAGGGATGAAGCGGGAGTTGGCGGCGCAGAGACATTGTTGCTGGTCTATCTGCCCACAGTACTCGATCCCGCCGCGCCCGAAGCGAAGCGGGCCAATGTTCCGCTTGGATGGGCTGCGCCAGCTTTCGATGTTTTGCAGCTCGAGGATTATGACTGGGTGACCAGCGCCAATCATGGTGCGACCAAACGCGCAGTGCCGCTGATGGCGGCGAGGCTGGGCTATCCCGTGGCGGAGCAGCATTATTTTGCAGGATTTGTGTTGCGAGCCCAAGACAAGGTGCAATGGCGTGAGATCGAATTTGCCGCTGTGCAAAGCAAAGCGCGGGGATCGGCAGAGACATATGTCTGGGCATTGCCGCAGATCGCGCGCGACGGGTTCACATATTTTCAGATCGGTTCAGAGGAGGACGCGATGCAGGAGTTCGACGATGTGGTTTTCCCGCTGGAGATCGGTCGCGAGGCGACGGTGACGGCGGAATTTTCGACCAATGTCGTGACCACGCTATCGGGACATGAGCGTCGCAACAGCGCCTGGAACGATGCGCGATTGAGCTATGATGTCGGCCCCGGCGTTCGGTCTGAAGCAGAGGTTGGCCTTCTGCTCGACTTTTTCCGCGCGCGGCGTGGACCTGCTGTCGGTTTTCGCTTTACCGACCCATTCGATTGCAGTTCGAACGGGTTGACCGGCGCACCGACAATGCTGGATCAGCAAATCGGCGTCGGTGACGGCGTGCGGACGAGTTTCCCGTTAATTAAAAACTACGGAGCCGCAGAGCAGATGCGCCGTATCACGCGGCCGAAACTGGGGTCGGTGACTGTCGCGATTGACGGTGCTGATGCCGGTGGCTGGACAGTCGCGACAGGGGGCGTGGTCGAATTTGAAGTTGCGCCAGTGCAAGGTTCTGAGGTGACCGTCGGCTATTTGTTCGACGTTCCCGTCCGCTTCGCCGATGATCGTCTGGAAATCAGCCGCGCTACGGTCGGGGCAGGCGATATTGCAACGGTTCCACTTGTCGAAATCAGGGAAGCCGTCTGATGCCGATCTGGCTGGAAGGACCGCTGACGTCGGTCGCCTATGGCTGGCGACTGGAACGCAGAGACGGCCTGGCGATTGGCTTTACCTCACACGACCTAGATGTGGTACATGATGGCCTTGTTTTGCGGGCAAGTCCCGGCATGCGGCCAACAACCATCGTCGAAGCTCTTGGTCTTGAAGACGATGGACTGGACATAGACGGCGCGCTGACCGCCGATGCCATTCGCGCTGACGACCTGCGGGTCGGGCGCTGGGACGGCGCTTATCTGGAGATTTTTCTGTTCGACTGGGCGGATCCTGATTCAGGTCGGCAATTGCTTGCAAATGGCGAACTAGGTTCGATCTCATTCTCCGGAGATGAATTCAAGGTCGAATTTTTGGGGCTGAATCAGGCTTTCAATCGAGAGGTCGCGCCATCGACTTCGCCGTCCTGCCGTGCCATTTTCGCCGATGCCGCTTGCGGGTTGAACCGGCAACGGTTTCGACATCTTGCGATGGTGGAAGCCGTCGACGGCAATCGCTTGATCTTCGCCAATTCCGTACTCGTACCCGTCAACGCATTTGCGTATGGGCACCTCCGGCTGATTGATGGACCATATTGCGGACTGACGCTGGAAGTTCAGGCAAGCGACACGAACGGAGTCACATTGGCGCGGCAACCCGATTTTCCGTTTGAACCTGCCACCTGGGTCGAACTATTTCAAGGATGCGACAAACAGATTTCGACCTGCGCGGCAAGATTTGCCAACGCGGTGAATTTTCGTGCGGAGCCCTATCTGCCCGGCAACGATATTCTGACGCGTTACCCCGGTGCCAACTGATGTCGGAGACAAAATCGCGGATGCAGCCATTGCACTTGTCGGTTGTCCATTCAAGTTACGCGGTCGACGTGCCGAAGCCGGCGTCGATTGCGTGGGCCTTGCAGGCCTCGCGCTGGCAAATGCTGGTCGAGCGGTCGACATACCCGACGACTATGTCATGCGCGGCGACTATATGGGCCGAATATCTGCCTTTTTTGATGGCAACGGTTTTGTACGTCTAGCCGACGCCGAAACAGAGGCGGGCGATTTTCTGGTAAGCAGAACGGCCTCGCGCCAACTGCACCTCCTTATCGTCGCCGATACAGGCGCTGTCCATGCCCATGCCGGGTTACGGCGCGTCGTGCTTACACCATTTCCCTTGCCTTGGCCGATCGTGGGTCATTGGCGCTTCATCGGAGACTGACATGGCAACATTGGTGCTTACTGCGGTCGGCTCAGCCATCGGCGGGCCGATTGGTGGTGCTCTCGGCGCGGCGCTTGGTCAGCGGGTTGATGCTGCCATCTTCGCGCCCAAGGCGCGAGAAGGTGCACGCCTGAAAGAGTTGCAGGTTCAGACATCGAGCTATGGCAGTCAGATACCGGCAATATTTGGCGTGATGCGGGTCGCAGGGACCGTAATCTGGGCGACCGATCTGATCGAAAGACGGACCAAGAGCGGCGGTAGCAAGGGACGACCCTCTACCGTCAATTATAGCTATTCGGTCAATATGGCGGTGGCGCTGTCCAGCAAGCCGATTACGCGGATCGGACGGATATGGGCAGACGGCAATCTTTTGCGCGGCAGTGCAGGCGATCTGAAGGTCGACACGCAGCTGCGGGTCTACACCGGCCAGCCCGATCAGTCGGTTGATCCCCTTCTCGCTTCTGCCGAGCAAGCGGACCAATGTCCTGCGCATCGAGGATTGGCATATGTCGTTTTCGAGGACTTCCAGCTGGCAGATTATGGAAACCGCATTCCATCTTTGACCTTCGAAGTTTTTGAACGAGATGCGCCGGTATCCCTAAATGCCATCTTCGCCCAGGCAAGTGGCGGAGCGGTAAACGGTCAGGCGAGCCAGTCGCTTTTGGGCTTTGCGGTGGAAGGTGCAACCGGCAGAGAGGCAATTGCGCCTTTGCTCGAGACGCTGCCGATCGAATTGTCGTCTCGGGACGGGAAGCTTGAGCTTCGCGATCGGTTCGTCCCTGAGGACACACCGCTCGCCCCGGTTGTGGCAGTACGGGAAAATAGGGAAAATTATGATCTCCCGCTAACCTTGCGGAGACAGGCGAGCCAGCATCCCCATTCAACGGCGTTGCGCTATTATGACCTTGACCGCGATTTTCAGACCAGCCTGCAGCGGAGCGAAGACGGGAGCTTTTCCTCCAACGCGTTGCAGACCGACTTGCCAATAGTCTTGCGTGCCGCCGAGGCAAAGCAGCTTGTCGAACTGCGCCACAGCACGCTTCGCGCGCAGCAGAATGGGTGGAGGGGGATTCTCGCCCGCAATGGCCAGAATCTGGCTCCCGGCAGTCTCTTTGCCGATGCGGGCCAGCGGTGGCGAGTCCGGCAGATCGAGCACCGGCTGGGTACGATGGAGATAGCCGCTGATGCAGCGGTCTCGACTATACATTTGCCCGCCTCACCGGCAGCGCCGGGTCGAAACATATCCGCGCCCGATCTCAGTATTGGCGAGACCATGCTGATGATTGTCGAACTGCCTGCGACCGGCATAGAAGATCCGGGCAAACCGCTGATTGGAATTTACGCGGCGGGTACAGCGGCTGGCTGGCGGAGCGCTGCGCTTTCCCTGAAAAATGGAGATGCACTTGTCGATGCCGGTCGTACCGCCGCGCCGGCCGTCACGGGCTTTTCAATCGATGCATTGCCGGCGCACAATCCATTGCTTCTCGACGAAGGCACCGGACTTCGTGTCCAACTGTTGCACGAAGCTATGGACATTCCCAACCGAACGGGCTCTCCGCTTGATGCCGATGCACCCTATTTCTTCTTGGGTGATGAGATTGTCAGCTATGGCAGATGTGAAGATCTGGGCAGCGGGATTTACAGATTGTCGAAACTACGACGAAACTGTTTTCGAACGACTGGCGTTCCAAGTCATCTTGCAGGAGTAAGGTTCATTCTCGCTGAAGACAGCTCGCTCCGGCGAATGGACGATTTCCAGTTTGAGCCGGGCAGCCAGGTAACGTTTCAAGCCCTCGGTCTGGGAGATACAGAGCCCTCTGAAACATCTTTGTCGGTCGAGGCATTGGCGACCAAACCGCTCCCTCCGGTGCATGGGCGCTTTAGTTTCGCAGGCGACGGTTCGGTACATTTCACTTGGATCAGGCGGTCCCGTTTAGATACCGGATGGCGCGACGGCGTCGACCAGTTGATGGCCGAAGACAGCGAGCTTTATCGGATCATATTGCTGGTCGGTGCCGCTCCCGTCGGCGAATGGACGAGCAGTGTTTCCAACTTTTCCCTGACCGCGACGCAGTTGGGCGGTCTTGGTTTGGGCACAAGTTCATCGTTCGCACTGAACGTGCGGCAGGTCGGTCGCCACGCATTGTCCGATGCCCTTCTCATTGAAGCTAATGTCAGTAATTAA